AAATTCCAAATAACACTATTTGAATTATAAAGATTAAGTGCAAATCCAATATGATCTGCAAAATTTGCAGTTAGATTTTTTGTCGTAACTAAACTGCCATTTTTATAAAATTTTATTGTTTTTGTGGCACTGTCTAAATCAAGAGCTAAACCTATAACATCACCTGATACATATCCAACACCACCTGAAAATGATGAAGCTGACACAAAAGAACCATCAAAATGTCCACTACCATCTGTAGCAGAAGTTCCATTAAACCATGCAGTTCCTGCCGTTAGGTGTGGGTCAATACTATCACCAGTCATATATGTTTCCATGTTCATTTCTGCAATGCCAATCATAGGATTATTTATAGTGCCAGATGGTCTAGCTTCGGCATACCATTTGCCAGAAATCACCCCAAGAGTTGATTGGAAAAAAGAATAAGTAAGACCAGATTTAGCTACAGATAAACCACCTTCACTAATCGTCTCAACGGTAGCACCATTAGTATCTACCAAAGTATTCATAACCGCGAAGTTGTTTTCGGGGCAGTCAGGCATATTACTGTCATAGGCATCTAAATTATTATCATTCCAATGTTGTTTTGTTGAGTTACCTTTTGTGTCTGCACCTATAGTTCCTGTTCCAGCGGTAGTTTGACCATCTCCAGTTTCTTTATATTCTAATCTAAATCCATATGTTCCGTGATCTCCACCATATCTTTTAGGAATTAAAATATTATTTTTTGTCTCTGTAAATGAAGATGGTGTTAGTGCTTCACCCTCAACCAACTCTGTATAAGCCATATATCCATCAAAGTTTCTACTAGTGTCTCCACCATATCTACCAATGTAATGTATTGCATTGTTTAAAATAGGCATATCAGTGCCATCTAATGCTGAATTATCTCTACTGTCAGTAGACAAATGAGTTATTTCAACTCCATTAACATATAATCTCATTTTGTGTGCATCTGTAGCATTTTGAGTATCTAAAACCCAAAGTATGTGATACCAACCAGTCGTGTCTGTGAATTTAGCGTGACTTCTTAACCATTCTATACTATTACTAGTGACATCTAAATCATCACCCCTAAATAGTAAGGCAAGAAAACTATCATTATTATTTGTTCCAGTTGCTTGAGAGAAAATGTATTGATCACCACTAGATGCGTTTGTGTAACTACATCTTTTTACCCAAGTAGAAAAAGTCCATTTTTTTCTATTTCCTGCTGAACTTGGTGTCCATGAAAGACTTGCATTAGCACTATTATTAAATCGTAATGATTGATTTACAACATTGTTGTAAAATCCAGTGCTTTGATCTCCTGCACCATTTGCTTTTACTAAACTCATATTAAGTTCCTATGTTAGTGCCGCCGATGCTGATACCAGAATAGTATTATTTCCACTATCTGCCGTTACATAATAAGCCAAATGATATGTGCCACTAGCTGATATTGTGCTTAAAACAGATTCATTAATTGCAACAAGTGCATTTGCAGTGATTGTATGATCACTTGCATTTACAAATTTTATATTGCCAGATTGTCCTGCTTTAGCATTACTAAATGTAATCTCTGTGTTACCACTAGTAGTGCAAGTAAAATCATTACCTACTGCTAAGTCAAAAGAGCCATCGTTTTCTGCCGTAACTGTAACTCCTACAGATCTACCAGTAACCTCAACATCATTACTTACTGTAACTTTAGTTGATGCAGTCAAGTCTATTGTTGGTGCAGTAATTTCTACCTCTGTATCTGCGTCTACATCTAGTTGTCCATCCGTGCTAGAACTTACAGATAAAGCACTATCTCTAAAGGTCATTTTTATTGCGTCATTTAATAGTAAAGCAGAGTCATGCACATGAGTTAAAGTTACATCGTTGTTGACACCAAAACCCAAAATAGCACCATCGCTGTCTAATTTTAAATCGTGACTGACTAGAACTGCTGTAGACGCATTTAAATCAATAGTTGCTTCACCATCTACTGTCAAAACACCATCTGAGCTTTGATGTACAAAACTAGCTGTATCACCAAACGTAAGTTTATTTGTGCTATTGAGTGTAAGTCCAGTGCCGTCTGTGTGTGTTAATGTGGTATCTCCATCTGCACCAAAAGTTACAACTGCACTATCTGAACTAAAAGTAAGATCATCCGATACGGTAAGGTCATCTGCTGTAGTGGTTCCTGCTAAATTTAAATCAGTTAATACATCATGAACTACACCACTACCTCCATTACCATCAGTCGCTATAATTTTCACATGTCCTGCTGGAACAATTACCTTATCTCCAGCACTACTAGAACCTTGTTTAAAAGTCAACGCATGGCTAGTACCATTATCCATGATCCACATTTTTGATACACTGGTCGGTAACAAAGTCACTTCACAAGCTTGACCTCCACCAGTCAGTTTTAAATAAATTGCTCTATCATTATCAGATAGTCCATCAGCAAGAGTAATATTATCTGTTGAGGCATTTGCTATTGCTCTCGTACCGTACCCTAAAGCTTGACCTATAAGTTCTAAGTTTGTATTGGTTTTAGTACCCCAAGTTCCCGACTGTTCACCAGTCGCCATTTCCTCGAGTCTTAAATTATTGTCAAATGTACTTGCCATTATGCCACCCTTTCTACCCAATTAGCAACTTGATCTGGTCTAATAAGACTATAAACTTGTTCGGGTCCAATAGAACCAGTTGCACTCACTCCTGATATAAATACCACACCTTGAGGCACGATTGCAACATTTCCTTGCGATAAGGTTAAAGCTGTTTGCGTTACTGCAATAGAAGTTGTTGTAGTTACTGACTCTGATCCTAACGCAGTTGTTGCTACAAGTCCTGTCGTTGGTGCTCCAGTTGTTGTGGCAATATTAGGAATAGCAGGAGTATTTAATGTCGCACCCATAAGAGCATGATTACTACATTGATAAAATAAAGTCGGTGCTCCATCTGCTACAGTTATTTCTGTGTAAGCACCACTTGATCCAGCAGTTCCATTTGTGGTTACACCAGTAGTATACTCTCCTCCAGTTTTGTCGGCAGAAGTATATATCCTTAATGGATGACCAGAGTTACTACTATCACTTTGATCAAACCTATATGTATTACCTTCATAAAGTGTTAAAATAACATCTGATGATGCAGTTGAGCCATTAATAGCGTATTTATTTGTTGATCCTTGATTGTAATATGGATGATTTGAAGGATTACCAGAAACGACTGTAACTGTATAAGTGACTGTACTAGCACCAGTTTGACTTATAGAGGTAGTTGCAGATAAACCAGTTACTCCAACATTTACTCCAGGAATACCACTAGGAGTTCCTAATCCAGTTGTACCAACTAAACCAGTAACCTCTACGGCAATAGGTGCGTCCCATGCACCTTGATCCCATGTGCCTCTACCCCAACCTTGTAAGGTAGTGTTTGACAATTTAAGCTATCCTTATAATCGCATTACTTGCATCAGCAGTTGGAAACTGTATTGTAAATGTTCCTGAAGTNGATGTTTTGTTAGATGTAAAATCTAACACACAAACGGAATGATTGCCAGTAGCACTATTATATATTAACGCACCCATTGCTGTTATTGATGCNGTTGTAAAACTTAAATCAGCAAAATCAGTAAACGCAGTTTGTGTGGTCGATGCAGAAGCAACACTTGGGTCTACTCTTGTTAAAGCACCACCACCAGTAGAATAAGATCCACTTGTGGCTATTTCACCTGTTGTTGTAAAAGCAGTAGTTTGAAAACCTAAAGTTGCAGTTGTACTAGATTTACCTCCACTACTTTCAGCGTACAATGCTAATTTAAAAGCACTTCCACCTGAATTTAAAAAATTGTGTTTACCTTCTAATAAAGTTTTTTTAAAAGAGTTACACATCGCTTGTGCAATAGCCATATTAAAGTCTCCTTATATATTCAGCCAATTCTTTTTGACCATTAGATCTTAAGATATGAACTATACTAGCTCGTTCTTCTCTTCTTGCCAAGAGTAAATAACTATACAACACTTTTTTAAGATGCTCTCTAAACTGTTTTGCTTGTTGTCTTATATGAGGGGGTGCATCGTCTGATATGCTTACTATTTTATCAACTGCTAAATCGGCTACTTGTTCGTTTGTCAAACCACCATTTTGAGAAGTATGAACATTAACATTACCTACATTTGTAATACCTATCTCAAACATTTATTTTTCCTCATATGTTACTCCTGGAATATCGTTTCTACCAATAATATTAGGTTTAGCATCTAATGGTTCTGGTGGTTCTAGTTTTGATTTTTTTGTAATCAACATACTTCCATTTGTTGCAGTAGAAACTAAAGGATCTTCTAACCTATGATAACCATACAGTTTTTGGTCATCAGGAACATTAGTATCTAATAAACTTGAGGAATGTGCTATACTCACTTTAATTCCTTTTGTTATAGCAACAGCTAACCAAAATTCACAGCAACCTCTCCCTGCCTCTGCAAAATTTATTGCTTTATGTGTAAAATCTATTCCATACAAATGTATTTCAGTAACTTCCTCTGCAATAGCATAGGCGATTGCATAAGCTACTGTATTATTCAAATAGCTGTATTTAGCTTTCTGTAGAACCTTTTGTAAAGGATACTCTACTACATCAGGGCATCGTTTATCTAATGTACAAGACAGAATAGGCACATTTAGTTTACGACGCAATCGTTCAGCCATCACATTTGTTTGATTTCCAGCATTTGGTGTATCCAAAAATCTTGAAGGCGGATCCATCATGAAACATATATCATGATATATAACAGCAGACATTGAGTTTATAGCCCAAACTTCATCAAAGTTTTCACTACGAACTCTACTTCTCATGTATTCAAAGCCACTATTGCCTAGACCAACAATAGCCACACTTTTAGTTTTACTCATGTTTGTCTTTGTCTAACCAAACCTTCTCGATAAGAATCAGAATAATTTCTACCTTCTGCATAATTCTTTAATCGTGCAATAGATTCTAAAAATCTACCGTTGTATAAATCTAATATATCTTTTTCGCCCTTCATAAAAGTATATGCTTCAACCAATGTACCATACAGTAAAGCATCAGGAGCATTTGTACTAATCCAAGTTGTTCCACTATTATCTGTAGTAAGAGAAGCTGGACGATAGTAGTAATGTAATTCTACGGCAAAAGCACTGCTTGGTGTAGGTGCTAAAATAAAATTATCTACATCAAACTGTGCATAATATTTAGGTGTTCCAGTTACAGTAGGGTCAGGATGAAACTCTTGAAGATAGTTTACGTCTTTTTGTAATAAAAAAACATTACTACCACTACTTACAACAGATAATGAAAAAGTAGCTAGATAATCACTTGGTTTTTGTAAAAATTTATTACTGGCAGTTGTTGTTCCCTCAACGTTTTTTCTAAAATAATCTAAATCCACTGTTTTAAAAATACGTTCTTCAGCNTTTTTTATAAAAAAATCTAACTCACCTACAAAAGTACTTTCATCGTTTTCAGTCCAATCCTGCACAGATTGNTTTAATGTTGTTAAGGTAAAGCTCATGACACACTCACTGTTACAGTTCCTAATGAAGTTGTAGCACTAAAACTTGTAAGCTCNGCACCTAATATACCTTTATCAGTATTAGTGTAAATTATAAATTTTTTATTATCATCAATCTCTTGTGGTCTAGGTTGATACAAAGCTTGTGGTTCAAATGGTGGTTTTCTTGGAGTTAGTTGTGGGTGTTTAGCTTCATACTCTGATCTATGAACTACGTTACCATTCCATTCCATAACTCTTTCACGATAAGGAAAAGCAAACCCAGACCTATCTGATATAAATTTTGATTTTCTTCCTAATGCAAATCTACTCATACAAAACCATAATATGTACTACTAGGGGTTAATGATAAATTAGAACGATCACGATCCTCAGCCGAAGCCCTTTCAAACTCTTCTTCATACATAGCTTTTAGCAGTTGTATTCTATCAGGTGCTCTTTTAATAGCTAAATAATATGCTAATCCAGCAGTCAAACAAGGATAAAACCTAAAAGGTACTTCAACTGTATTTTTTGCAGTATCAGCATCTTGTATTCTAGTTAAAGCATCATACACAAAAACATCTGTGCTGTTTTCTGGTGTAGCCCATAACTTTAATTTTGGCGTTATTTGCCTATCTAAAAAATACTGACTTGGTCTACCAGTAGTAGATTTTGTAGGGATATTTAAAAATTGATCTCTACCTATTCTGCTAATACTAAAATCATTTGAGCCTCTTCTTATTACAGCATTTAACACATCTATTAAGTCTGTATCCAAAGTGTACTCAGCAGTGCCTGAAGTTAAAGTTTGTGTCCTTTGTTCAATCGTCCATTGATTTAATCCTCTATTAGCCCAATCAGCAAAAAGTATATTCATTGACCTTCTTGCTGTTTGTAAATCATAACCAGTACGAACTTCTAAGCCACAACGCTCAAAAGCTTCTTCGATATACTCGGCTACATCAAGCTCAAAATTTGTAGAGGATGAAGTTGTCATTAACTATAAGGACCTTTTACAACTTTGCCACCGTTAGCGAAGCTTTTCTTTTTCATAGCACCACCACCCATAGCATAACTTTTTTTCTTCATAGCACCACCACCCATCATTTTTTCTTTATCGTTAGTAGCACCACCCATTGCATAGCTCTTCTTTTTCATCATTCTTTATTCTCCTTATAAAGATTATTAAATGTTACATCGGGATCCATATACTGTTCATGTTCCTCTGCATTATGAGTCCACTGACTCGGTTTAAAATCGGGAGCTCCCTCTCCAGTTTCCCAGAGTGCAGGGGATGTTACTCTAACCCTGTTGTTTGGCAAGGCAACAATGTTGCCCGTCCAGTTGTCTGCCTTAATAAGTTGAATGACGTGACTCTGCTTGTGCTGAGCTGGATCATCCGACAAATCAGACTGACTGTAATCTATTGTAAATAAATATTTCCCGATATGCAACTTATTATCTATTTTACATATCCATGGACTCACGCTTACATAATCTAGCTTAACAACACTATGGTAATGCGAACTACAATCCCAAGGTTGTGCAAAGCGTGGGTGCATTATATCTGGCATAGTATCAAGTGGTATGTCTGCTACTAATGCAGTCAAAGGCATTCTAGCCCACATAGCACCCCCATGAACATTTGTATCATCAGTGCCATCAACTTCACACCCAGTGAAAACTACTTGAAAACCTAATGTTCTATCAGGCATTGTCGTTACAGCAAAAGCATGAGCATGTATAAACTCACCTCTGTACTTCTCATGATTATGTGTAAATTCTTTGCGTACCCAACATTTAAAGAAGGGAATATTACTGACCAAATAAGGCATTAAGCTTTCTTCTTAGCTGTTTTCTTTTTAGGTTTTTTACCTTTACCAAAAATATGAGCATCAACTTTCGCCGCTTTACCTCCAGTCAAAACAGAGTTTACACGAGCCATAGCCCACTGATTGGGTGTAGTTCCAGGACGATGTCCCGTTTTATAAGCCGCGAGACCTTTATTATAGACTTGACGTAACTGTCCTGCTGTAACTTTTTTACCTTTAGCTCTAGCTTTTTTGGCTTTTTCAGCAAGTGATTTACTTACGTTTGCGGACATTCTTTTTCCCCTTTTTCATAGTTGCACCTTTAATAATATCACCACGAGTTATTTTATTATAGGGGGGTGATAATGAAGCTAGTTTCTTTTGTTTAGGGCTAAGTTTTTTTGTCATTTCTTTTTACCTCCATACATTTTTCTAAACTTTTTTGTATACACTGATTCTTTAGTTTTAATACGTTTACCTTTCTTAAAGTCTGTACTAAATTTATAAGCTGATGGGTCATTATCTGCTTTTGGTGCATTACGTTGTATCTCTTTACGACGTTTAGCACGTTCNGTACTAGACAATCCTTTAAAATATTTTTCTGGTATTTTACGTTTAGTCTTTTTCTTTTTGGCAGGAGGTTTACTTATTTGTTTTGACATTTGACCTCTTGTTATAGCCATTTAAATATCTCCGGAACAAATGCAGAGGCTATTATTAGGATACCTAACCCCCACAGCTTTGTATCAAACCTATCAAGTTGCTGTTCAATACGTTTGTATCTATCAGCACATTCAGACTCATGCTTTTCCAATAATTTTAAAACTTCATCTGCTTTCATTACCAAGCCTTACAAGACCAATACCTAGCACTGAACTTATCTTTTGCAGTATCACATCTATGACGTGCTCTAAAAGATTTTCTACGTCCTGGTTGATCTTTTTTTATAGACATGTTTGGATCACCAAACCTAA